TGACATTCGAGGATTCACACCAATTTCTGAAAAATACCAATCAGACCCTCAAGGTCTTACAAGACTAATAAATCGTTTTCTAGACAATCAGACTGAGATAATTCTTAAACACGAAGGAACAATTGATAAATATATGGGCGATTGCATTATGGCTTTTTGGAACGCTCCCCTCGATGTAGAGGAACAAGAAAGAAAAGCCACAGAATGTGCACTCGAAATGAGAATCGCACTAGGAGAATTAAATGAAAAACTCAGGGAAGAAGGCCTTGACCAAATTAACACAGGAGCTGGAATCAACACAGGACCATGTGTTGTTGGAAATTTTGGGTCTAGTACTCGTTTTGACTATAGTGTACTTGGTGATGCCGTTAATCTAGCAGCAAGGTTAGAATCAAGCTGCAAGACTTATGATACCGATTTAATTATATCAGAATATAGTTTGGTAGATGGTTTTCAGTATAAGTTTTTAGATGAGGTAATTGTAAAAGGCAAATCCGAACCAGTCAAAATATATACCATACAAAAATAACTCTTGACATGTTGCTAAGATTTTGCTATAATTTACACTATAGAATTTTTAATTCAAAGAACTGGGGTAACTTACATGAGCACAGAAACAATAAGAAATTCTGAAGATATTACGGAACTGGATAAGAGAATGTCAACACACGAAGTAATGTGTGATGAACGCTGGAAGACTTGCTTTTCCAGGCTCGACGATTTAGACTCCAATATCAGCAGACTAGAAACCATAGCAATAGGAGCTTGCGGTACTATAATTGTGGGCAGCGTTGGTGTAATTATTAGCATCTTAATGATGCACAGTTAAATAGGAAAAGACGTATGAAAAATAAATTTTTAGCATTATTACTTGCTACTTGTACATTACCTGCTTTTGCAGATGTTAGTGGATACTTAGGGTATACTTCTGACTATATGTGGAGAGGAGTTTCTCAAACTATGGGTAAAGGTGCAATGCAAGGAAATCTAATGATTGAAAAGAACGGTCTATACGGTGGTGTATGGGCTTCACAAGTTGACTTTGGAGATGAAGCTACTTATGAGATGGATTTTTATGGAGGCTATGAATTATTGCTATCCGATAAATGGTCTATTGATGTAGGTGTACTTCAATACAACTGGGACAAAGGGTATGAAGATGTTGAAGAAGCTTTTGTAAAAGTAAATCTAAGTGGTTTATCTGTAGCATATAATGTTGAGATGGATAATTCAGATAATACATTTATGGAAGTAGGGTATACTTTACCATTTATCAAGTGGGCTGACGTAGGAGTAAACTATGGTAGGTTTGACGAAGATAATGATTTTTGGAAGTTAAGTGTAGGCAAAATGCTTGGAAATAAGTGGTTTGTTAATGCAGAAGTAATGGACGATGCAAGACAAGGACAATTTACTGACCATGCTAGCATAGGACTTTACTATACTTTTTAATGGCATATTCGCAGAAAGTAGTACAACGCTTCGAAGACGTACTAGCTAACCCTGCAAAACACTCGGTCGGTAGGTTTGATCCTAAAGACCCAATGGTTGCTACAGGTATGGTGGGAGCACCTGCCTGTGGCGACGTAATGAAACTAGACCTAAAGCTAGACGATAACGATAGAATACTAGATGTTAAGTTTAAGACTTATGGTTGCGGTTCAGCAATCGCTTCCTCTACAATGTTTGTGGAGATGTTAAAAGGAAAAACAACAGAAGAAGCAAAATTAATAAAAGATAGAGACATCGCAGATGCTCTTGAACTGCCTCCAATCAAATTACACTGCTCAGTATTAGCTGAGTCAGGTATAAAATCAGCAATTGAAGACTGGGAGCAGAAAAAAGCAAAAAGGCAACATAACGGAGGCCCTAAATGATAGAAGGATACGAAACAAAAGAAATGAAACCAACAGAAATGAAAGCACCAAAACCAAGCGGAATGTCAAAACCAGGTAATATGGAAGATGGTATAATATTTGAAAAAGACGGAATGTGGTTTTTCAAATGGAAAGGTGGAGAATGCGGTTACACAACAAAAGAATTAGCAGAAACTGGACTAGGAAAAGTCAGTGGAAACTCTTAAGAAATATTTAGAAAAATTAACAAAATTCTGGTACTGGTTAAAAGGCTGGTTTGTAACATATCATATACTAAAGGTAAGTTATAACTCAACTTGGGGAGATGCAGATGACCAAGAGTTTGTTGTTTCTAAGTTTTACAAAAAACAACCAAATTATATTAAGTTCAAAACTCAAGAAGGAGAAATTGTAGAGATAAGAGGAGCAGAAGGACTTAATTACAGGATAATGGAATTATGAATCAACTATTTATAGGTATAATACTAGTACTAAGCTTAGGCGGTTACTATTTATACCAAGAAAATCAAACATTACAAGCTAATAACTTAGCGTTAGAAGGTGCAGTAGCTACACAGGAAGAAGCAATAGCTTCTTTACAAAACGACTTTGCTTTACAAACAGAATCATTACAGGCAATGACAGTAAAAAGCCAAGCCGCACAAAGAGAACTGAATAGATATACTCAGTTTATACAAAATTATGAACTGGCAGCAAAAATTATTGCAGACCCAGTCACAATGGAAAGGAAAATTAATAATGGAACAAAACACATTATGGAAGAAATCGAGAAACTTAGCGACACCGTTGATAATCTTGATGATGGTTTGCAGTTGCAGCCTAATTCCAACTAAACAAATAGAAATTACAGCAAAACCACTTGATAGAACTATTGTTCAACCAGTAATGCCAAGAGAAATTGACTTAAAAGACCCTACTTGGATTGTCGTTAATCCTGATAACTGGGAAGACCAGTTAGCTAGAATAGAAGAGCAAGAAGGAGAACTAGTTTTTCTCGCAATGACTATACCAGATTATGAAGTGATGGCATATAATATGCAGGAACTAAAAAGATACATCACAGAACTTAAGGACGTCGTAGTATACTATAGAGAAGTTACTATGCCGCCAAAAGATGAGCCTAGCAAAGACTAGACTCGAAATGTGTAGTAGGTGTCCCTACTATACACGCTTAAAGGTTTGTAAGGTATGTAAATGCTTTATGCCTCTGAAAGCAAGAGTTAAGAAGGCAAGTTGCCCTCTTAAGCTATGGGAGAGATAGCATGATGGAACTAATAGGATATGTAACAATGATTGTTACGGTGTCAAGCATAATTGCGGCTTCAACGCCAACACCAAAAGACGACGTATGGATTGGAAAGCTATATAAATTTATAGACTTACTAGCTCTTAACATCGGGAAGGCGAAACAATAATGCCATACCACACTAAACCAAAAAAGAAAAAGAAAGGTAAAAAGAAAAAGTCCATGAAAGGTGGATTAACAGCAGCTCAAAAAAAGTTGCCTAAAGCTCTGCAAGCAGCAATCCGTAAAAGGAAGAAGAAGTAATGCATTGCTCCAGTAAACCTAAGAAAGGTAAAAAGAGAGGTAAAAAACGTGGTAGCAAAAAGAAAAGGTAAAAAGAAAAAAGCGCCTAAAGGGTATCATTATATGCCCAATGGCAAGCTAATGAAAGGTACTACACATGGCCGTAAGAAGAAAAAGAAGAAGAAGTAAAGCTTCTGCCAAAAAACGTAATATACCTACTAATAAAAAGCTATACGCAAGGATAAAAGCAAAAGTTAAAAGAAAATTTGCAGTTTATCCTTCTGCGTATGCCAATGCATCTCTTGTAAAACAATACAAGGCAGCAGGAGGTAAGTATAGACGTGGCTAAAACTGGATTAAAAAAATGGTTCGGTCAGAAATGGGTAAACATAGGAGCCAAAAAGAAAAATGGTAGCTATCCTAAATGTGGTAGACCAAAAGGTAAATTAACTGGGAAAGGTTATCCAAAATGTGTACCCGCAGCAAAAGCTGCTAGAATGACTAAAAGTCAAATTAGATCAGCTGTCAGCCGTAAAAGGGCTAAGAAACAGGGAGTTGGTGGTAAACCCACAAATGTAAAAACTGTTGTAAGGAGAAAACGACGTGGCCGTTAAAAGAAAAAGAACTGTCAGGAAAAAAGATTCAAGATTGAAAAGAGTGGGCGTATCAGGGTATAATAAACCAAAGCGTACGCCCAATCACCGTACAAAGTCCCATGTAGTTGTAGCAAAAGTTGGAAAACGAGTTAAGACTATAAGATTTGGGCAACAAGGTGTGTCAGGAGCAGGAAAATCTCCAAAATCAACGGCACAAAGAAAACGCAGAGCTTCATTCAAAGCTCGTCATGCCAGAAATATAGCTAAAGGCAGAATGTCAGCAGCTTATTGGGCAAATAAAGTAAAATGGTAAACAAAATTAAAGAAACAGCTTTAAAAGTTTGGAATATGGTAAATGGTAAAGATAAAAACCTAGATGGTAAAGTCGATATTCATGATGCAATGTTAGAAGCTAAACAAAAAGCAAAGAAAAAACAGGAGAAGTAAATGAACTACAGATTATACGCAGTGGAAGCTGGCTGTGGTACGAGTGTTGGAGCAGCCTCTACTTTTGCAAATGCAACTGAAGTAAGACTATTTAATAATAGTAGCTCTAATCAGTTAGTAACCGTAGCAAACGCAGCAGATGTAACACTAGGTACAATGACATTAGCTGATGGTGAAGTAACATTCATTATGAAAGACCCAACTGACCAAATATTTGCCGCAGCAGCGACAGTATTAGGCACACCAGTTAAATATAGCTAATGGTAGAACATTGGCTAAAAGATGTTGCAGAAACCGCAACAGTTACTCTTGATGTACTAAACAAGAAAGCTGAACAACGCGGTGTTGTAACGCATGCTGATGAAACTGTACAAAGTTTGTGCATGGGATATTTATACTTACTACATTTATGCGACCAGCAAGGTGTACTAGAAAGGCGTGATATAGAAACGCTTACAGATACAATTAAAAAACATACAACCATTCACTAAATATGTTAGACGTCAGCAGAACAGATATTATTAGCTCTGAATTAATGAAATTTGACCAAGCCGAAAGGTTTATTAAATTACCAATTCAAAGCTACATGGATTTATTAGGTATCGAGCCTAATAGTTCGCAGAAGGCATTAATCAATGCCATTAATAATCCAAAGTATAGATTCGTGTGTGCCGCCTTATCAAGGCGACAAGGAAAAACATATATAGCAAATGTCATTGGACAGCTTGTATCACTCGTGCCGGGCTCTAACATATTAATTATGTCACCGAACTACTCACTTTCACAAATTTCTTTTGACTTGCAAAGACAGCTGATTAAGCACTTTGATTTAGAAGTTACTAAGGATAATGCAAAAGACAAAGTTATAGAACTATCTAATGGTTCTACTATACGTATGGGTTCTGTAAATCAGGTGGACTCTACAGTTGGTAGAAGTTATGATTTAATCATTTTTGACGAAGCAGCACTAGCTGATGGCAAAGATGCTTTCAATGTAGCACTTAGACCTACATTGGATAAAGAAAATAGTAAAGCAGTATTCATTTCAACTCCAAGGGGGCGAAATAACTGGTTTGCTGACTTCTACCACAGAGGGTTTAGTGATGAATTTAAAGACTGGTGTTCTATTCGAGCAACATATCATGAAAACCCAAGAATCAGTGATAATGACATACACGAAGCAAAAAAAGCTATGTCAACAGCAGAATTTTCACAAGAGTACTTAGCTGACTTTAATACTTATGAAGGACAGGTCTGGAATTTTAATTTTGAAACCCAGGTTGGAGACTTTGAACAGTTAGATACTAGTAAAATGGATGTATTCGCTGGTCTTGACGTAGGTTACAAAGACCCAACAGCACTATGTGTGATAGCATATGATTGGGACGAACAAAAATTTTATCTAATCGATGAGTATATGGACGCTGAAAGAACTACTGAACAGCATGCTATAGAAATCAATAAAATGATACACAAGTATAATATTGACTATATTTATATTGATTCAGCTGCACAGCAAACTCGTTTTGACTTTGCACAAAATTATGATATTAGTACTATAAATGCTAAAAAATCTGTACTAGATGGTATAGGCCACACTGCAGGTATTATAGACAATGACTTTTTACACATCGACCAAAGATGCTCTCAAGCATTGTCATGTGTAGACCAATATCAGTGGGACCCTAATCCTAACTTAATGAGAGAAAAGCCAAAACATAATATGGCAAGTCACATGGCAGACGCACTTAGATATGCGCTGTATACATTTGAGACATCAGCAGGAACATTTTAATCAGACGACCTACCAAAAAATTATTCTTGACAAAAAGGTGAAATTTTGGTATAATTTTCAGTAATAGGAATTGATGGATTTAAAAAGAGATTTAGTCAAGTACGTACGAGACAAAGCAAAATCAGGATATAAAAAAGAGACCCAATGCTATATTTGCGGGGAAACAGATAACCTGGACTTTCACCACTACTACGGAATGACCGAGTTACTATATACTTGGATGAAGCTTAACAAAATAACGATTACTTCAACCGATGAAATAATGGATCTTCGAGAACAGTTTATAGAAGAACACCTCACCGAAGTGTACGATGAAGTAGCAACACTATGTAGAACCCATCACATAAGATTGCATAGTATATATGGAAAGAGACCAAAACTAACAACAGCAATGAAACAAAAACGATGGGTGGAGATACAGAGAGACAAATATGGCATGGTATGATAGATTCTTAGGAAGAAATGATGATGAGAAGTTAAATCCTGCTCAGACTTTCATTGGCTTAGAAGAAGGACTAGCAATAGATACTCGTGAGAAGAAAGATAATTATCGCTCCGCTTACGAAGAACTAGAAGTAGTTAATAGAGCCGTTAACATGATTGTTGACGATAGTGCTGATATACCTTTTGATGTTGGAGAAAAAATACAAGGTATTACTCCAATAATGCCAAATGTTCGTAGAAGTCGTGTAGACTTGTTACTGAACAAAGAGCCAAACCCTTTTCAGGATATTAATAGTTTTAAGAGAAATCTAATTATTGATTTACTGATAGATGGTAACATTTTCATTTATTATGACGGTGCCCATCTCTATCATTTACCTGCACAAAACGTTACCATAGAAGCAGATACTGAAACCTATGTGAACAAGTATGTATATGATGGTCATATAGACTACACCCCGAAAGAAATTATACATATTAAAGAAAACTCATTTCATTCAATCTATAGGGGTGTACCTAGACTTAAATCAGCTTACAGAACAATGTATCTGTTAGATAGCATGAGAAAATTTCAGGATAACTTCTTCAAGAACGGAGCAGTTCCAGGATTAGTACTAAAAAGCCCTAATACACTTTCAGATAGAATTAAAGAAAGAATGTTAACAGCATGGGCAAATAGATATAATCCAAAAAATGGTGGCAGAAGACCACTTATATTAGATGGCGGATTAGAAGTAGATAGTTTAACTAAAGTAAACTTTAAAGAACTAGACTTCCAACCTTCAATAGCAGCTAATGAAAAAGTAATATTAGAAGCAATGGGTGTACCTCCAATTCTTATGGACGGCGGTAACAATGCAAATATTAGACCTAATCATAGATTGTATTATTTAGAAACAATACTACCTATAGTTAGAAAAATTAGTCATGCTTGTGAGAGGTACTTTGGATTTGAATTAAATGAGGATGTCCATGGAGTTCCAGCTTTACAACCAGAGTTAAGAGATCAAGCAGCATACTACGCAACATTAGTTAATACAGGTATAATGACACCTAATGAAGTCAGGGAAGCAATGAACATGGAATCAATTGATGGACATGATGATTTAAGAGTACCAGCAAATATAGCAGGTAGCGCAGCTAATCCCGAAGAAGGTGGTAGACCACCTGAGGAAACAGAGGAAGAAACAAATGAATAAACCAGCAATTTTAAAACAACTTATAGAGTACTTTCAAAAGAAAGGAAAAGTACTTTCAATAGATGAATATAAAGCAGCAACAGACGCTCCAATGCGTTTTATGGCTGCTAAAAGAGCTTTTGGCTCTTGGGCAAGAATGACGCAAATGATTGAGCATAAAATGAGAGTGGATAACATTAGCATAGAAGCTCCTAAAGCTGCCCCAAAAGCAAAAGCAAAGCCAGCTCCTAAAAAAGCTGAAGAAAAGAAAGGTAAGTAATATGTCAGATAAAATTTTTCACTGGTCATCTACTTTTAAAACACTAGGCGAAGATGATGATGGAAGTGTAAATATCAAAGGATATGCAAGCACTAACGCATCAGACAGAGCTGGTGATTGTATTGACCATGAAGCATGGACTAAAAATGGAGGATTAGAAAACTTTAAAGGTAATCCAATTATTCTATTTAACCA